ATCAAGCCCCCACAGGTCGCATTCCCTTCGGTCGGCTTCCCGGAGGTTGGCTGCGATCCATTCGCAGTCGGTCTCGAGCGAGGGACGCACATGTGGGTTCATACTGGTTGGCTTCTGGAGACGTAACGACCCTCGAACGCCGCGCTCTGCACCCGGCATGGGAGGAAGGATGAACTGCTGACGGTGATCCTCGCCTCGTCGGAACGGCAATGGACCGGGACCCGGAAAGAGGTCGTGCCGAGGAACGCGGATCCCGTGGTGAGGTTTGCCCCGACCGTTCCTGCCGAATACACATGCACGAACGGATCACGGAACTTGGGCTGGACTGTCGCCATGAAGTAGCCGGTGTCCTCGAAGGACAGCGTCATGTAGGTGAGCTGTAGCTTCCCGTCGATGATCGCGGCGTCTCGGTTCCTCACGAACGGCTGGGAGAGGGTCCAGGACATCTCATAAGGGACCCCGACCCAGACATCGGATGACTCGAAGCGTCCCGTGACGACGATCTGGGAGGCAGACACGGACTCGACCGGGGCCTGCACCCCATCGACGATCACCTGCGGCCCGAGACCCGTGTAGTTGATGTCCAGCCCGGAGACGTTCACGATGCTCGATCCGGCGGGAGCACCGACGCTTGTGCAGGTCACCTTGGACCTGCGGTCGAGGTGGACTCCCCACAGCAGGGGGCTGTCCGCGAACCGACCACCGAAGTCAACCTTCTCCAGCCACGTCGATCCTGACCGGGTGACGACCATGTACAGGCTGTGGTCGAACCACTCCATCCCGCGAACCACGGCATTGCTCCCAAGCTCCCACTTGCTCCAGGCGGACTGGATCTTCTCGCTTCCGTTGACGAACCACTTGTAGTTCCAGAGTCCGCTGGTCGTCCGGACGAACCCGGTCGAGTCGTGGGTGCTCACGGATATCTGGATTGGGGTCCCGAGGATGTAGGAGGGGACGTTCGCGGTGATGTCCACGCCCTCGTACTTCTCGTCCGTGGAGATCCGGACGTACTCGCGGATTCCCACGAACGCCCCGCGCTTCTGCGGGAACAGCATGGACCGTCCCGTGGCCTCCGGGCGGCAGAGCTCGGATGCGTTCTCGTACTCGGTGGTAGGGAGCACCTCGACGGTCTCCGGGGTGAGCGCGAGGCCCGTGCCGGAACCGAGGCTGAACTGGGTCAGCGTCGAGAACAGGATCAGGCGCTCGTCCCAGGGGATTGCCGCCTCGAGCGAGGCTGCCTTGGAGTGGCCCACGGACACGTCGATGGGGTCCGAGGGGAGGACCATCGTGGTGGAGGTCCGGAAGAAGTTGAAGTACTGCCCTGCCTCGCTCAGGATGACCTTGTCGTCAGCGATGAACCCGAGGCGGTTCCGGAAGAGGAACACGTCCTTGATCTTGCGACCGACGAAGGATGGCTCCGGGGCAGTCGTGGCGTCCCCGGCGGTCCTCTGGTCCCATGCAGGCTTGTAGCAGGCGAAGTTCGTGTCGCTCCTGCGGACCAGGACGTATGGCATCTTTTCGGCGTCGAGGGTGGTCTTGGTGCTGAACCCGACCGTCTCCTCCCAGATGCCCGTGCCGCCCACGCCGTCGTTGGCGGTGAACTTGACGAAGTAGCCGAATGCCTCGGGATCCTCGACGTCTGCCGCGATCTCGATCTTGAAGCCGTGCTTGGCTTCCTTGGGGAGGTCCGCGAGGCGGCTGACCTTCCCCTTGGCGCAGACGATGTAGCTGCTTCCTACAGAGTCAGCGACCTTGACGGTGAAGGTGCTTGCCGGGTTGGTCACCGCCTGGCTCAGGTGGATCACCGAGCCGTAGCGGGTGGCCGTAATTCCATGTGCCGGCTGGTTCGGGAACAGTACGGGAGGGGTTGTGTCGGCGTTGATCTTCGAGACCAGGTCGGAAGCAACCGTCTCGGTGCTGAGTTTGCTTCCAGACGAGGACGTCGGGGACGTGTGCGTGTAGGTAAAGGTGTCGCTGCCCTCCTTGATCGTCACCGTGTAGTCGGTCTGGTAGCCGACCTGAATGACCGTGATGAGGGCTTCCTGGGTGATGGCATCCGAGGTCGTCCCACTCCCCGTGGACATGGCTACCGCGGTGTTCCGGTTCACCAGGAAGGTGAAGTCGGCCACCGTGATGGCACGGATGTCCGCAGGGGTGCTCAGGTAGGTGGGCACCGTGAACGCCGTGGTGCCCGTGAGGGCGTTGTAGACGTTCTTCTCCACCCCGTCGAGGGTGAACACCTTCAGGCTGTTGCTGGTCAGTCGGACGACGTACCGCTCCACCGAGTCCCGGTTGATGAAGTGGACGAACTGGGTGTCTGCGTTGGCCGCAAGCTGGGCGACGTGGTTCGTCGGGGGCCTCTTGGTCAGCCCATCGGTCAGCGAGGGGTAGCCGTTGACCTGCTCCTGGAGCTGCGAGGGGAGCCGCATCTGCGGGGGCTGCTGGGAGACCCCCTGGATGAGGTTCGATACCGGGATGGAGACGAGCATCAGGCGAATCGGCGGAGGTTGTAGGCCACGTCCTGGTTGTTGAAGATGTTGTAATCGGCCTGCTCTGCCTCGAACTCACGGAGGGTCATCCACGACTGCATCTCGTCCCGCTCCGTGAACGCAACGGCCTTCTCGCTGGTGACCATGCGGGCAGCCAGGGTCCTGCCTGCACGGATCATGCAGTACCGCCGGGCAGCCTCGGGCATCTCGTCCCAGTCGAGGAGGACCACGGCCTCGAGCTCCGTGACGGTCTCCGTGAAGGTGTCGGTCTCGTTCTCGCGGTCGTAGAGCCAGCCACCCTTGCGGGCAAGGTCCTTGGTCGGGTGATCCACGCGGACCCATGTGGCAGGCACGGCGATCTTGTTGGTGACGTCTGGCTGGAGCGACTGCTTCTTGAGGGTGTTCCAAGACCACGACCGGGTCATCAGGTCACGGCAGACCTCGTCGAGGATGAGCTGGGCGATGGCGACGTCTGCGGTCGCCGCATCCGTGAGGTTGGACACGGGCGATTCCCCGATGCAGGTGAGCATCGTGTTGACCGCCTGGAGCCGTGAGGTTTCGATCATGGTGTTCCTAGATAGCCCCCCGGGGGACGAACCCCCGGGAGGCCGGGAGGAGGGAAGGAGGAATCCACCTGCCCGGGTTTCCCCGGACAGGCGGTATTGGTTAGGTAGTCAGGCCGCTATCAGGCGGTCCACTTGAACCCGATGGCGCACTCCGGACGGAGGACGCCGAAGCCGGCCATGATCTTCGAGACGCAGAGGGTGCCCTGGTACTCGATCTTGCGCTCCATCTCGGTCGAGACGTCGAGCTTCTTGAGCACACCGACCGCGTCCGCGTGGCCGCAGACACCCCAGTAGTCGATGTTCGCCGCACCGAGGCCGTAGCCCACGCCGTCAGCGCCGAACACGTCGTTGGCGATGTTGGTGTTGGCGTAGAGGTCGCTCGACGACTCGCTGCCGACGTCACGGGGGAACAGGTTGCTCTTGAGCACCTTGAACCCGGCGATCTCGATGCCAGAGGCCGTGCCCTTGGACACGTCGCCGGCACCGGAACCGTAGTCGCTCGAGAAGCGGATGGCGCGATCAGCCGCAGCGGCCATGATGGCACCGTACTGCTCGGGACGCAGGATGCAGAAACGGCCCTGCTCCGGGACATCCTTGTTGTCGAGCTTCTCCTGGGCGGAGAACAGCGAATCGACGATCTGGGCACCCGTCACCGAGCCGGCGGTGCCGGTGGTGATGGTCTCGCCAGCCAGGGCCGTGTTGTTGCCCGAGGTGTTCGAGATCGGGTTCGATGCCCGGCTTGCGGCGATCATGGTACGCATCGCCATGCCGTCCATCGCGCGGGCCAGCGAGTAGCCGAGCTCGGTGGCGATGGGACCACGGACGTCCCAATGGTTCATCAGCTCATCGACATCATGGATCAGCGTGCTTGCCGTCAGCATGTTGTCGAGATTGATGACCCGCTCACCGAACTTGAAGTCGCTCAGGTAGCCCGAGGCGGCCTCAAGGATGTTCTGGCCGGGCGTGTGCCACTTGGCGGTCGCCTTACCGTAGATCGGGAACGTGGCGGACTTGCCGACCGCGATGGTGCGGCTGCGGAGGAGGGGCGTCAGGACGAGCTTGGTCTCGTAGTTGGAGAGGACCTCTCCGCTGAACACCTTGAGGAACAGTTCGCGCTTGTCGGCACCGGCGTTGTTCGCGCCCTGCCGGCTCCCTGTGAAGTCAAATTCATTAGCCATTGTGATGGCTCCTTGTGTCGTGAATGCGTTGGCAGTACGGGTCAGCCCGTGTGACCGCCGGCATCGACGCGAGGGTGTCCCCCGCAGGGGGCCTCAGCGGATGCGGGTGGTCAGTCCCCGGACCTCATCCACCATGTCCTGCCGGAACATGGGGGAAGCGTTGAATCACCGACCCCGGGTTTCCCCGGAGCCGGCCTTGGTTGTCTTGTCGAAAGTGGAACCTGAACTTCCACTTTGCTGCCGAAACTGTCCTTCTCAGAAGTTCAGCTTCTTGCTCTTGCACAGCCAGTAGCCGATCACGGCCCCTGCAAGCAGGATCCCGGCGGCAAGCACGATGTCGTTCAGCATCACTTCATCTCCTTCTGAGCCTCTTGGAAGGCTTTGTCCCAGAGTGGATCGGAGGCCCTCTTGGCCGCCACCCACTCACGGATGGTCTCTGGCTTCTGTTCAGACATGACCGACGCGGCCAGGGTCGCGTCAGCCTTGGTCTTCCTCGGGATCCACCCGATGACCGCCTTGATCCCGGAACCGATCCCGGTCTGGGCCAGGATCACCACCACGGCCACCAGCACCGCGGCGATGGCTCCCCACTTGAGGAGGTCCATCAGGTCCGAGGGCTTGTTCTGGACGTTGGGGAGTTCCTTGTGGATCCCCGCCGCCAGCTCGTCGATCCTCGAGGCACCCTTGACCACCACCGGGTCACCGACCTCGGCACCGTGGACGGAGAGCGCCTGAGCCTCCTCGCGGATGGCGTTGGTGTTGACCGCGATCCGCTGCACCGGGTTGCACCCGGCCAGCAGGAGGACCGCGAGGATGACGTGACGCATCAGCCGTTGATGAACCGGCTCATCGCCATCTTCCGGGCCACGTCCTGCCGGAAGGCCGCATCCGTCTTGTACTTCGGGTCGCTCATGGCGGCCACCATCTCAGCCTTGGAGCGGAACCCGACCTGGGCACCCGTGGGCTTGCCCTCGATGCGCGAGGGGTTCCGGTTCTCAGCCTCGTACCGGGCCGCGAGGTTCTTCACGGCGAACGTGGCGGTCTTGAGGTCACCCGAGGCCATGAGGCCGTTGAACGCTTCCTGCTCCTCGGCGGGGAGTGCCGTGGTAGCCCACTCAAGGACCTTGGTGAAGCCCTCGCGTCCGCCGACCTTCTCGTAGACGGTCTCGGCCTGCTTCTCGGCAACAGCCCGCTGGCCCTCGATGTAGGCATCGACCACGGCCTTGCCGAAGCCCATGTCCTGAAGCGCCTTGTAGGACGTCTCGGAGAGCTGGCCGTCCTTGCGGTACTCCTGGACGTAGTTGTCGAGGGCCTCGGGGCCGACGACCTTGGAGGCATCCTCCTTGGCCTTGG